ATACAGGCAGTGGCAGACGTCGTAGATGGACTGGAGAATATGAAGTAACCCCAAACTCAGGTCGAGGTAATAGAGATCCAGTTGCGTCACAACAACGTGAAGCTGAAAACGATATAAAAATTGCTCAGAGAATCAATCAAGTTGAAAATGAATACATAGAAAAACGTAACCAAATCTCAAGAACCTACAACGCAAAAGGAGCAGAGCTGAACGCTAAAAATACAGCAAAGAACCAGGTTTATGACAGTGTTGTTGACGGTATTGCAAGAAATACCAGGGGATCAGATTATGTTGATCGTCGAAATAGAGTCGAGAATTTAAGGTCAACTTCAACCAATTCCGGTATTAGCGGTGGAACCGCAAACAGTATTATTTCTACGTTAAAAGGTGAATATAAAACTTTTTATCGGACTGAAAAATTACAAAAATGGGATTCAAATTTAGGAGCAAAACCTCCGTATGGTTATTTTGATGCTTCTTATTATTCTGGTTTATCTCCAGGGGCAAACGCTACCTGGACAAACGCACTAAACAATGATGACATTGATGTTACTGAAAGGTATGTAGACAAGAATAACTTTATGCTTTACCACTACACAGCTGTTGGGAAACCAGCAGGTGTACGTGGCAACCGTGCCGAAATCACTGCCCAAGCAAATGCGTATTTAGAACAAGCTCCTACTGATCAAGATTTACAAGCAGTAAGGGATTTACAGCTGGGTGTAACAGACAATCAAACAGAACGTCTTTTAGCTGTTCCAGAAATTGCTGAACAGTGGGAAGCTGCTCGTGGAGGAGATCCTTATTGGAAAGATCTTGCTAAACAAAACTTTTTAGACATTGAAGATCCTGATCAATTCGCGGCTTTATTCCGTTTATCTAACCGTGACGAGGATAAAGAGATCAAGTTCAATATGAACTTAAATGCGGGTTACGGAATTACAGAACTTGAGGATGCAATTACAGAAGCTGTTGGTGAAAAAGCAACGGTAGATGTAAAGCGTTTTGGTGCATTAACCCAAAACGTTTTAAAAGATACGATTGAAGAAATGAAGAAGGCCAAGGCCAGAGAACAAGAGTTAGATCTGTTCCGGGGCTTTGGTGGATTTGAAGAAATCATGAGCATAAACGAAGAATTAAGTAACTCCATCTTGGGCGATAGTGGTGTTGGCGGTGTGCTTGCTTTTACCAGTGGAGGAGAAGCGGAAGAAGATTTAGAAAGCGCACTAGGTAATGTCACAGGTATCGGCAACAACGTCAAATACAACTGGCAAAATTGGTTTGAAAACGAATTACAAGAAAGATACGAAGGTGATTTAGAACTTGGCTATACCCAAGGGGAGGCTGAGAAAGAAATTGCTGTCGAAGCAGAATTTGCCAGGAATTTTATTAATGACTATTTGGTACCTCGCTTTGACACTTCTCGTTCAATGGATGAGTTTGTTGAATATTTAGATGTTCGACAGGAAGAGCAAAACCCCTTCCAAACACAAGACATGGTAAACGCCGTTCAGCAGGTAGCTCAGTTGCGTTCTGAAGCTTATTTAGACCAGTTAAAAGGTACTGCTGATCGTTCTTTCAACGCTGATTTCTACTTTAATCCCACAGGAGATGATGCAAGAATTGATGAGTATGCAACACAGAAAAAAGAAGTATCTAGTGATTGGGATAAGGCTAGATTTGGCACACCGGAAGAAAAAGCTTATTGGTCTAGCCAAGGATATCGCTTTGGTTTAGACATTAATGACAAAGCAAGTTTTGCCAAAATCCACTTCCAAGTTAAAGGTCAAGGTAAAGGTTATGACGCTGCTGACGATATTTTGAATGCCTCTAAAGTCAAGGATAAAATTTACGATGATATTTTACCTACCCTAAAAGAAGAGGCTTTACAACAAGGTACTGTGTTTGGACAGTTTATTAAACCTGAAGAGTTTGCAGAAGAACTTTTGGAAGGCGTCGATCCTAATGACGACGAAAAAATCGATGAAATCCTTAAATCTATTGGCCTAGAAGATTTCTCTGGAACAATTGAAGAACTAAAAGAATATATTGCCGAAACTGTACGCACAGGAAGTGCGCAGGAAATCAGAGAAAATATTAAGTACCTGAACGAAAAACGTAAGAAGCCAACACAAGAAAATCTTGGTATTACTTATATTGAGCGTGCGGAAGATTATGATCCAGAAAAAGTCCAAGCTGAAACAGAGCTGTATAAGATATTTTCAAACGCTGGTTACAAAGGGACAGAAGATGAGTTTTATGAAAACTTCTTCCCAGATGCTGATCGCTCAGAACAAATTCTTCTTACCAAGAGCGGAAGGGATGATCCACTTAAAACAACCGGACTTGATTTTACGGATCCTTTTGCCGCTTATGGTACCGTCCAAGGCTTTTTTGACGAAGATGAAAAAGAAGAAAGAGAACGTGAAAAGGCAGAAGAAGGCAATGAAAAGAAAGAGAAGAGTTACTTCAGCTTAAACTTAGATGATGAGGACGAGGACTATAAGTCCAAGCGTGGACAAGAGATCCTTGGAGAATTTACTTCAATGTTCAAAGGTTTCTAATGGCTGATAAACGTAAAAAAGCAGCGAAAGCAGCCAAGCTTGCCAAGGACAAGATGGCTTGTAATAAGCCTAAGAAGACTCCCGGACACCCAACGAAGTCACACGTCGTAAAAGCCTGTAAAGACGGAGAGGAAAAAATCGTCCGTTTTGGTCAGCAGGGTGTAAAAGGTGCTGGCAAGAATCCGAAGACAGCCAAAGAGAAAGCACGTAAGAAGTCATATTATGCTCGCCATAATGCACAGGATAGTAACCCTGACAAGTTCTCTGCCCGTTATTGGAGCCACAAAGTCAAATGGTAAGTGTTGAGATGGAAATGTCCATCGAAGATTGTCAGGTTTTATACCAGGCAGTCTGTGATGCTCTTCAGTACTGGCCCGGTTCTCCTGCCAGGCCTAAAGAACAACAGGAAAAATTTAGGCAAATGAAGTTCTTCCTGTTTAGCATTATGTGCGAAGCTTCTTTGGATTCATGAAAAAAGCCGACGGTTACATTCAGGCACGTCCCAAAAAAACGCGTCAGGGTCAAGGAAAGCATTCGAAGCCTACAGGTAACAAGAAAAAGTATCGCGGTCAAGGTAAATAATTTGTGTATGATTGGAGGTAATGCTTATTACCTCCATGGCGGATTATTCGCTAGCTGTAGAACTTATCCGTAAGTATGAAGGGTATAGCGAGAAAGCATACCCTGATCCAGCTACTGGAGAAGAGCCGTACACGCTTGGCTTTGGCACGCAGTTTTATCCGGATGGTTCTCCGGTAAGACAAGGCCAACGATGTACATACGAGAAGGCAATCGAATATTTATTCAACGAAATCACTGTTATTGAAGCGCAGTTACGCAAGCTAAATCTGGGTTTAGATCCCTACATGACCCAGGCTTTAGTGTCGTTTATACATTCAGTTGGCTGGGAATCTTTTCTGTACAGCGAAGTTATTGACAACATCGAGCGAGAAGATTTCCATGGGGCAACCCTGGTTATGTCTGACTGGGTCTTTGATGCAGAACACAAAGTTATTGGGGGTTTAATTGATCGACGGCGTGAAGAGTCAGAGCTTTTCCTCACCGAAATTGACCCCGAAGAAGATTATGGCACCGATATTTTACTGCGTGCTTTCCGCTATTACTCAGCTTCCAGGCATCAAGTAGGTGCAATTAGACAGCTGGAAACCCAGATCAGTCCTTATGTCTTGGCTGAGTTTGCAAACTCATTCCGTGTCCAAGAAGACCCTTGGGCGGCGCTAACCGACTCGGAGTTAAATGCTATCTTTGACGTGTAGCCTTAGAATAACGGAAGCAAAAGAGATCGAAATGGAACGTTCTGTGGAGCCTAGAGAATTTCATTTACCACTTGAACTTCAATTTTCGATGCGGAAAGCAGAAATATGTGCCCAGGAAATGACATGGGAACAGCTACATGCAGCCCTATTGAACTTGTACCACCAAAGATTGATGGAGTGGTACGCAATCAAGTCCCTCATGGAAGATGAAAATATCCAGATTGACTTCGATGTACCGACCGAATTGGAGTTAGCAGAACTCGCTGTAAGTCAGATGTTTGATCCTGACGAAGACGAAGACGACGTAACTCCTTTTTGAACGGATAAACAGACATGCTGTCTACTGAGTACCGCAAGCGGCTTGAATTCATTTGTTCACGTATTGCCGAGAAACAAGAGGTTTTGTTAGAAGACATGATCTGGGCCGAAAAATTAGCCAAGGCGAATCGTTCGGCAGCTGAGATCTTACGTCGTGCCAGGCGTTTATCCCGAAATCCAGAGATGAAAGCAGACAGCCTGGACGGATTTATGAACGCTATGGATTTAGGTGATCCTGATCCAACAAATCACCGGACCACATTTAAGGGTCCGGATGACATTGTCGAATGGTTTAGCCAAGAAAAAACAGATGACTGGCGTCAAAGAGACTGATGTGATCAGTCACCAAGCTCAATCAAACGCTCAAGATACCACTGCGCTTTCTGTAAGCTCTCGATACCCCCTTTCTGCCGTTCTCGCCAAACGTACTTTGCCGCGCATCCTTTTAGGTACCCTCTATATTCTTCACGTGTTAATTGTGCTTCGATCGCTTCAATGCATTCAATGGATCCGGAAGTGTAGTGAGCGGGGTGGTTAACCGGATCGGAAGTTAAATCGATATCTTCTTCCCAAATTTCTTTGTGCTTGGCAAGGTAAGCATCCCAAGGAGTTTCACGTTTCTCCTTGGCACTACGCTTCTCTTCTTCATTATCTTTTGCCCAGGGCACAGGACAAATACCCCCTGGGCAGTCAGAGATTTCTTCGGTTCCTACCGGCTCAAACCACGCCTTTTCTTCGACTGGGCCATCATTTCCTCCGACGGTGCTCCCAGATCCATCAGAATCATCTTCGACTTCGGTGAGGCTCCAGCTTCCGACCCTTCCTCCATCGACGGAATGTATCCGGTCAGTCCCGGACGCTCCATCGATTCTGTCCCTAGATTCTTTCTTTCCATTCCCTCTTGACATAATGACAATCCTCTGTTCTGGTTGTCATATAAGGGTACATCATTTTCTTCATTAGCGATTGGCTGACCGAAATCCATTTCGGAAACCATGCGACATTTAACTTCGTCTTCGACGAAAGAATCTAAGAAGCCGACTGCGTCGAGCATGACTATAACCCGCGTTGATTTATTGCTTTTACAATAATACTATGGCAAGTTTCTTTGATCCCACCTACGATCCAAGCCGCGACTCGGCGTCGTCAGGTGTTGAAGTATCTGATCTTAATCCTGAAAAGATTTACGATACAGACTTACGTCGTTTTGAAGAAGATAAGCGTTCAAACGTTGAGAGCCTGAACGATAAACAAGAACGTATTGGTAAGTTCTTCAGAGCCGCCAAGAGTGCTGGTGCCTACAGACAAAGAGCTGGCATTGCAGAACCTACAATCCGGGGTAAAACCCCTAGGAACCCAGCGGTTCTTGATGGGACAGAGTTGCCCAGCATGGGGGATACTTATGGGCCTGTGGGGAGCACTAACTACCCCAACAAGCCCCAGCCGTACGCAGGTCGTCCTTACGGTTAATTAAACCTG